AAACAAAATACTATTCCAGATGGAAGTTTTAGTTTTATTATGGTAGAACGAAGCGAAAAGTTAATTAGAACAACTTACGAGAAATATGACGAGAGTATTAACAACAGCCCTGAAAAACGAATTAATAACAAATGAAATAACACCTATTCATTTATTAACTATTAATTTCTCAACTCCTGTAAATTTAACTGATAATAGCTTTGATTTAACTTCTTCTATATCAGGTTCTAGCACAACCTATACTGCTTCTCCTTTTCTTGTTTCTATACCCTCATTTACAGAAGAAACAGATATAACAAAATCTAGTTTAAATATAACTCTATCTGGTGCAGATTTAACCTTTATATCTACTGCTTTAAATGAAAATATAGTTAATGATAAAGTGACTATTTATAGAGGTCTATTAAGTTCTACAAATACTGTTATTGCTGACCCTATTTTATTATATGAGGGAACTATTGATACTTTTGCAGTAAGTGAAAGCGAAACTGAATCTGCTTTACAATTAACTGTTGTTTCTCATTGGGCAGATTTTGAAAAAAAATCAGGTAGAAAGACTAATAATAATTCACAACAAAGATTTTTTAGTACAGATGTAGGTATGGATTTTTCAAGTCAAACTGTTCTTGATATTAAATGGGGTAGAAAATAATGCAAGATATTATATCACTTTACAGAAACTATTCACAATATGATAAATTTCATAATCTTGATTTACAATATCATATTAAACCTAGCATAGATTTAAACCAATACAAAAAACATTATTATAATAATAAATTAGTTGGCTTTACTAATTGGGCATATCTTTCAGATTATGCTTTTAATCATTTTAAAAATACAGGAATTATAAATTTTAAAGAATGGAATTCTGGTAGTCATTTAGTATTTGTAGAATTTATTGCTCTTACAAATGTAAGAAAAATTTTTAAATGGTGTATAAATATGGCTAATAAATTTAAAGGTATAAAAGATAATTTTACATGGTTAAGAGTAGAAAATAATAAAATTAAAAGAATGATAGTTAAGGATATATAATGGGTGGAGTAGTTAAAAGTATTACAAAAGCTGTAAAGAGTGTTGTAAAGGTAGTAAGAGTTTTTAATTTTGTAAAAAATCTTAACCCTTGGGTTGCTTTAGGTGTGTTTGCAGTAGGTTGGCTTTTTTCTAAATCAAGAAAACCTGATATTCCTGACTATGGAACTAATGATTTTGATGCGACAGAGAAAGGTATATTAGTTAATAAACAATCTAATGACGCAAATATTCCTGTAGTTTATGGAGAAAGATTAGTAGGTGGAACAAGAGTATTTATAGAAACATCAGGAACAGATAATACATATTTATATATAGCTTTAGTTTTAGCAGAGGGTGAAATTAACTCTATAGAAGAAATAAGAGTAGATGATAAAGTTGTTACATTTGATGGTGCTTTATCTGATAATACTCAAAGAAATGTAGCAAGTTCTGATTCTAATTTTTTTAAAGCTGACCCTAATGAAGAAAATGGTTCAGCAGAAAGTACAATACTTATAGAACCACATTTTGGAACTGATGGACAATCAGCTTCTAGTTTATTATCAACTTTATCTTCATGGGGAAGTAATCATAAATTATCAGGAGTGTGTTATTTAGCTTTAAGGTTTAAATGGAATCAAGATGTTTATGGTGGAATACCACAAGTACAAGCTAAAATTAAAGGAAAAAAAGTAGTTGCTTATAATTCAAGTTTGCAAGCACAATCTCCAGCTTATTCTACAAATCCAGCTTGGTGTTTATTAGATTACTTAACTAATGAAAGATATGGAAAAGGATTAGCAGTTTCTAGTTTAAATTTACAAAGCTTTTATGATTCTTCTGTTATAGCACAAACACAAGTAACACCTTATTCTGGTGCTAGTAATATTAATATATTTGATATTAATGCAGTAATAGATACTTCTAAAAAAGTTATAGACAATGTAAGAGATATTATAAAAGGTATGAGAGGTTATTTACCTTATGTTCAAGGAAAGTATTTTTTAAATATAGAAACAACAGGAAGTGCTTCTGTATCTTTAACAGAAGATGATATTATTAGTGGCTATGCTTTAGCTTCTCCATCAAAAAATTCTAAATATAATAGAGTATTAGTAAATTTTGTTAATCCTGAACGAAACTATCAGGTTGATGAAGTTCAGTATCCAGCTATTGATGATAGTGGATATGCTACTGCTGATAAACATGCAACCATGAAAAATGCTGATGGTGGTTTTTTATTAGAAGGAAGATTTGATTTTAAAACTATTACTTCTCCATACCAAGCAGAAGAAATGGCAGAAATAATATTAAGAAGAAGCAGAGAATCATTAGGTTTAAATGTAAATTGTGGATTTAAAGCATACGAATTACATATAGGAGATATAGTAAATATTTCTATTTCTAGTCTTGGATTTTCTAGTAAAGCATTTAGAGTTTTATCTATGTCTTTTAATGAAGATTATACTATTAGTTTAGCTTTAGTTGAATATCAGGCTAGTCATTATACATGGGCTACTAAAGGACAAGTTGCTTCTACTCCATCTACTAATCTTCCTAATCCTTTTAGCATACAAGCACCAGCTTCTTTAACATTAACAGATGAAATGATTGAATATGCTGATGGTGTTGTACTTACTAGATTAAACATTCAAATAGGTGCTAGTACAGATAAATTTGTGCAATACTATCAAGTTGAAGCTAAACAAAGCACAGAAACTAATTTTAAAATTATTTCAAATGGAACACAGTTAAGACATGAATTACTTAACGCAGTTGATGACGCTACATATAATGTCAGAGTAAAAGCCATTAATAGTTTCGGTGTATCTTCTACTTATATTACTGCTAATAGAAAAATTGTAGGTGCAACAGAAATACCTCAAGATGTAGATGATCTTTCTGTATCTATGGTAGGCTCAAATCAAATGGAATTATCTTGGACACCTGTAATTGATTTAGATATATCATGGTATGAGGTAAGATACCAAGATGTTCAAAGTGGTGCTACTTGGAATGGCAGTACACCTCTTGCTAAAGTTGTTAGAAGAAAATCAAACTCTTTAGTAGTTAATGCACAGACAGGAAGTTTTTTAATTAAAGCAGTTGATAAATTAGGTAACGCAAGTGCAGAAGCATCTATCGTAACAACTAATATTTCAGGATTGCAAAATTTTCAAAACATATTAACAGTAAGTGAATAATGGCAGATTTTTTAGGAACAAGAGATAGTAATGTAGCAATATCACTAGATTCAGAAAGTAGAAATGTTTTGATATTAGATACCATTACACAATTTGATAGCACCATAGGAAACTTTGATTCTCCAGAGGGTGTATTTGATTTAGGTGGAACTGATAGTACATCTAATCCTAATAATTTTAATTCTAATATTCAATCATCAGGTTTTTATACATTTGCTAATACTATTTCTTTAGATGCAATTTATGATGTTAATTTAGGAGTTGTTATAGGAATGACAACAGAAGATGAATACGACTTATTTGATTCAGGTCGTGGTGCTAGTTTGTTCGAAGATGCAAAAGCACCTTTTGATGGTAGTGCAGAAGTTCAAGCTGGTGCAGAAATACAAGTAGGATATGATAATACAAGTTTAAATAATATTACAAGTTTTCAAAAAATAGCACAACAAAGTACAATTAAAGGTAGATACTTTAAATTTAGATGTAAGATTGTAAGTGATAATAATAAAGCTAGAGCAAAAGTTCACACCCTACAATACAAAGTAAATTTTGAAAAAAGAACAGAATCAGGAGAAGATGTTGTTGCGTCAGCTTCTGGTCAAGCTATTACATTTACAAATTCATTTTACGCAACTCCAAGTATTGGAATTTCAGCACAAGGTTTAGCGACAGGAGATTATTACCAGATCACAAGTAAATCCAAAACAGGCTTTACAATTAGGTTTTATAATAGTAGTAATACAGGAATCAGCAAAACATTTGATTATCAAGTTGTTGGATATGGCTTGAAAAGTTAAACGAATTAAACTATAAGGATTATATATGAGCCAAGTAAGTGATGTAGTATTAGCCAATCAGGGATTTGCTTCCTTTAGAACTGAACTTAATAATATTTTAGGTGCAGTTAATTCCTCTCATGTAGGAAGTACAGCACCTAGTTCGCTTGTTGCTGGAAGTATCTGGGTAGATTCAGGAACATCAGGATTTTTAAAAATTAAGATAAACGATGGTTCAGATAACATAGAATTATTTAGTATTAACACAACATCAAACGCAATAACGAGTACTGCGTCAGTAACAGGAACGATTACAGAAACTGACCCAAATGCTTTACCACTTGCAATAGCTTTAGGATAAGGAGAACACATGGCTAACACTTTTAAAGTAAAAACAAATGGAGCAATGCCCACTAGTTCTGGAACTCCTCTAACCCTATACACAGTTCCAAATTCTACAACTTGCGTAATTATTGGCTTAACTCTTTGTAATATCCACACAACATCTGTAACTGCTGATGTTCAATTAGTTTCAGATACATCAGATACAGAAACAAACGAAACAGTTTTATTAATTAAAGATGTATCTATCCCAGCTGGTTCATCATTAGAACTTTTAACAGGTGGTAAAGTTGTTGTTCAAGCAACTGATATTATTAAAATAGATTGTTCAGTTACAGCAAAGATAGA